ACAACTCTATGTCTAACATTTCCTCTGCCAAAATATATATTACCACACTCATTTTTTATTTGCCAGTCACCAAATTCTGTTGTGGTATCCTGCGGTTCTATTGATATGTAACCATGATACGGTGAAGAGTGATTGTGCCAATCAAGAACTTGATCATAATCATGGTAATTTAACCATGCTTGCAAAAAGCATTGTTCCTCTACGTTCTCTTTGATTATCTCTGTAAGTTTTTTATATATTTGTAGAAAATGAAAAGATGGGGAGGAGACCCCGAAGATATTATACAAATAATAACTCCATGTGGTGTCTCCAAACCCATCAGATATCAATGAATCATAACATTGATTTGCTATATTGATTATCTCTGATTGATTCTCTTTAATATATTCAAACTTGTAAATTTTATAAGATTCATTCATAAGTTAAAATCAGAGTGAAGCGCCGCTCCTTGGTCCTCTAATATCATCTGGACTTTGTGGAAGCATATAATATGCCCAACTTGCTTCAACACCAGCTGCCTCCATAGTTGCAGGGAAGTCTCTCAACTTCTGGCGATATACTTTCCACTCATCAACAAGTGCTGATGGCATATCAACACTTACCTTCATGTCTGTAGCTTCCAACATGGAATCTCTCTTGTCACGGATTTGTTCCCAAGTGAGAAGTTCTTCACGATCAAGAAGTTTTTGAGGAACTGTCCATCTGGCAATGTCAACTGTACCTGCATCAAGATCTACAGTTACTTTATTCTTGTCGTAAACGTCTGCTGGCATTAATGGTGTTGCATACTTAAATCTAGGATACCCTTCAATTTCTGGTGTATTAGCATGGAATGCTTCACCAGTGTACTCTTCCTGCAGTTCATCTACAGGTTGTCCTCTAAGTTCACAAACTAAAGGATTGGTAGCACAATCCACTTCAAACCATTCAACAACATCTGCTGGCATGGGACGACCATCCATGATGTCATCTTCGGTGAGAGGACCATGCTTCTCAGTTCCATCTTCACCAATTTGAAGATAGATTTTATCGGGACCATTGTAAACTGCAGTACGGGTATTTCCGTCTGTAATATCATGATCAATTAAGAATTCGTTGGGGAGAGCGAGATCATACTCTACTCTAATTTGTCTAGTAGCCATAGTAGTTCGGTTTTGTTCAGGTTTACTCCTTCAGTTTTATTTATAATTATACATTAAAAAGGGAGTGTGGTTAACACTCCCTTTGCACTTCCTTCACACGGATCTATATTATATCAGACAAAAGTAATTTTAACAAGTCCACTACCACCAGTACCACCTTGACCACAGCAGCGTTCGCAATAGTTGGTCATAGCATTCTGTCCACCATGACCATATGGAACTTGCCAGCAACCGCAACGGACCCAACAGAAGTTTATTTGCTGTTTAACGTTAGTACCAATAAATGGAGCAGAGGTAGGAACAGTATATCTACCATGGCAATGGCAGAAGACACCTCTTGGGTTCCAGTAGTGTCCTCTGTGAGGACCCATTCCAAATTCCCCACCCCAGTTGCCAGGTGCCATACAGCAAGACCAGTAGGAGAAGCAAGCGAGAGACCAGCTGTTCTCAGCAAATCCAGAAGCACCACCAATGGCACAGAAGTTAGAGAGGTTACAACCGTTTACATAAGAAGTACAACCCTGACATGCGCTAGTCTCTCTAGAATAGCATCTATAAACTCCACCAGCACAAATAGTATAGGTCCAACCTGCTTGAACATCAACTGTTCTAGTATTATAATATCCACCCTGAGCACCAGCATAGATGTGGCAGCGGTTGCAAGAACATGATCCTGTTCCATTGCCACCAGCGCCCCAAAGTTCAAAAGTCGCTCTCCTTACACCAGTTGGAACTGTCCAGAGACAGCAGCAACCTGGGGTACAGTTACCAGGAGATCCATAAATCCACTTCACACACCAGGTATCTAATCCAGTTGGATTAACCTGAGACGATGTGATAGTGTTATCAGCGATAGTTTCTCCACTAACTCTTTTATAGTTTGAATACTGTGCCATTTTTGATGCTCTCTATAGTGCTATTTAGAATCAGAAGTATGTGATCTTAACAAGACCGCCACCACCAGTACCACCTTGTCCGCAGCAACGCCCACAGTAGGTGTTCATAGCAACCTGACCACCATTACCATAAGGAACTGGCCAACATCCGCAACGGATCCAACACTCTCTAATGGATTGTGTCGATACGGTTCCAATCAGAGCAGCGCCAGAGTTATGAAGACCTTGGTTATAGCAATGGCAGTGTCCTCTATCGTAAACGAATTCAGCGTGTGACCATCCAGGAGTGTGTGACATCTGATAGAAGTCGCCACCATGAGATCCAGGACCAATGCAACATTCGTTTACAGAGGAACAGAACTCTGCCCAAGAGGTATTTGCAATACCTCTGGAACCACCTCTAGCACAGAAGTTAGAGAGGTTACATCCATTTACATAAGAACTGCATCCCTCACAACCACTACATTCTCTGGAAAGACAACGATAGACACCAGCAGCACAGACAGTATACTGCCAACCTGGTTGTGTAGTAATAGTCTTGGTGTTGTAGTATCCTCCACCAGATCCTCTGAAGTGGTGACAGCGGTTACAGGAACATGCACCAGAACCATTACCACCAGCACCCCAGATCTGGAAGTTAAGTCTTGTTACACCAGTTGGAACTGTCCAGAGACAGCAGCAACCTGGAGAGCAGCGATCAGGGGTTCCAAAGACCCACTTTACACCATAAGTAGAGTTTAATGGAGTATCAAAGTCTGCAGCATCAACTGCTTGAGATTGAATAGACTCTGCCTGAACCTTTTTATAACTTGAATAATTTGCCATTTTTTAGTAACTCTCCTATCAGACGTAAGTGATTTTGACGACACCACCGCCGCCCATGCCACCTTGACCACAGCAACGCTCACATAGGGTAGTCATAGCACCTTGTCCACCAACGCCGTATGGGACGTGCCAGCATCCGCAACGGATCCAGCAGTTAGGTGTCAGGTTGTACATAGATCCACTTCCTCCAGCAAGGAATGGAGCATTTGTTGTACATGTTTGAACGTAGTTACAGTGACAGAACTCAGAACCACCCCAGTAACCCTCATGGTTACCCATTCCAAAGTCTCCTCCATTATTTCCTGGAGCAAGACAGCAAGACCAAACTGAATAACATCCATCCTGCCAACTGGTTTGTGCTCTACCAGTTTCTCCACCAATGGCACAGAAGTTAGAGAGGTTACAACCGTTTACATAAGAAGTACATCCTCTACATCCTGTACATTCTCTTGAGCAACAGCGATAGACGCCAGCAGCACAGACAGTATAAGTCCAACCTGGCTGAACACTAATAGTCTTACTATTATAGTATCCACCACCAGCACCCTTATAGTGGTGACAGCGGTTGCAGGAACATGCTCCGTGTCCGTTTCCTCCTGCTCCCCAAATCTCAAAGGTTGCCCTTCTTACTCCATTAGGAACTGTCCAGAGACAGCAACAACCTGGAGAACACACAGCAGGTGTTCCATAAACCCACTTCACAAAATAGTTCAGTCCCGCATCTGCCTGCAAAGCAGATTTTGGAACTGTCCCATCAATAAGTTGACCACTAATAATTTTTTTGTAACTTCCGTAGGATGCCATTTGTTTTAACTAATCCTCGTTCTATTATTTATTTAATCCAAATAACAAAGAAGAAGGGGAACCAGAAGGTTCCCCCAATCTTCACCCATCAGACGGTGAAGATTCTCCATCCATATGTGTCTCCAGAGAAGACCAGTTCAAATGCAGCGCCTTCAGTTGTAACTGTCAGATCTGCAGTGTCTCCCTGAATTCTCTTACCATTTCTAGCAACGGTAAGTGTATTGGAATCAAATGACTTCGCAACATCGAAGAATCTGATCTTATCACCAGCAGCAGGAGAAGCAGGAAGTGTAACCGTAATTGCACCAGCAGAAGTATCTACAAAGTTTGTTGACCAAGACTCTGTAGTAACGTTACCATTAACGTTTGTTGGTGTTCTCTCTCCTGCGGGAATCCACTGAGTACCGTAGTAGTACTCCATGGTCTTCAGAGTTTGGTTATATCTGAATTGACCTTCGATGAGAACTACA